TTTCCACACCAGCCGCGACGGCTGACCACGCCGAGGGCGAATGCCTGGGCCGAGCCCTGGCTCTGCTCTGCGAACGTCTCCGTATTCAACACCCGATACTTTCGGGCGCACGGCTTGCCTGGTGTCTCCAATCACGCCCTTCGCCACACCGGCACGACCACCCAACTGGAACACGGCACCGACGCCTCGACCTTGCAACAGATGGGCGGCTGGTCGAGTCGGCGGATGCTGGACACGTACGGCCACGTTACCGCCAATGGCCTGCGGAAGGCCGCAGACACGGCCAGGGCGCACTACGACTCGGTGATTGCCCAGGCTGCCACTGACGCGAAGCAAGCGGCCCAGGGCTCGGCCCAGGGCAGCCAGGCCCCGCGCCTGCGGAAGGGCTCCACGCGCCGCCGAGGGGTGGCGTAGTGGAGACTGGCTCTAAAGTGGCTCTGCGATCTTTTCTGAATTCCGGTAAGTGGTTTGTCCCCAACGGGATTCGAACCCGTGTCTCGGCCTTGAAAGTGCCAAGGGGCACTAACCCCGCATCGACCGCTTACAGCTCACTGGAGCCCCAGTCCGACCCCGTTCCCGCTATGAAAATCAGTATTTCTACGATGGGCGTTTGCGGGCATATCCTGCCCGCTTGGCGGCGCTCGGGAGCGCAGCGGGTGGCGAAGGTGGCTCTAATGTGGCTCTAATTTTTCCGCTCTGAGCCACGACCGGGCAGCCCTTCCCAGGCTGCCCGTTTTTTCGTCCGGTGCCTGGAGACCTGCCGCTCGTGAACATCATCGACAGATACGCGGCCGACGTGGTGGCAGGCAAGGTGCCCGCCGGGAAGTATCACCGCCTAGCCGCCGCGAGACACCAGCGCGACCGAGCCCGCGAGCGCACGCGCGCCTTCCCGTACTGGTGTGACCTGGACCGCGCCGAGCGGTTCTTTCGCTTTGCGTCTCAACTGCGGCACTACAAAGGCCAGTGGGCCGGTCAGCTGATCGTCTTGCAGCCGCACCAGGCCTTCCGCCTCGGGTCGTTGTTCGCCTGGCGGCACGTCAAGACGGGGCTGCGGCGCTTCCGGGTCTCCTACAACGAGGTACCGCGAAAGAATGGGAAGTCGCTCGAAGCGGCCGTCGTGGCGTTGTACGAATCCTTCTTCGATGGCGAGCCAGGCGCCGAGGGCTACTGCATTGCGACCAAGCGCGAGCAAGCGAAAATCGTGTTCAACGACTGTAAAAAACTGGTGCAGTCGAGCGGCCTGCGCTCACGCATCACGGTCCTGACGGCGAACCTGCACCGCGACGACACCGCATCCAAGCTGGAGCCCCTCGGCGCCGACCGCGACTCGACCGATGGCCTGAATCCGCAACTCGTCACGATTGACGAAGCGCACGCCATGAAGTCGCGCGGCCTGATCGATGTGATGGAGACCGCGACGGGTGCCCGACGCCAGCCGATCATCAACTGGATCACGACGGCAGGTAACGACCCGTTCTCACCGTGCGGGGATCAACACGACTACGCCTGCAAGGTACTTGAAGGCATCATCGCCGATGAACAGCTGTTCGCCTTCATCGCGCACGCCGACGCCGACGATGATCCGTGGGAAGCGGCCACCTGGCGCAAGGCGAACCCGAATTACGGCGTCTCGGTGCTGCCGGATGACATGCGGGCGCTGGCCACCAAGGCCCGCCACATGCCGCCTGCGGCGGCGGCGTTCAAGCAAAAGCGCCTCAACCTGTGGGTACACACGCTGACGCCCTGGCTGTCGCTGGAAGGCTGGCGGCGTGGGCAACAGCAGCCCGCACTCTGGACGCTCGCGGACCTGAAGGGCGAGCCCTGCTACATCGGGATCGACATGAGTAGCAAAATCGACCTAACGGCGGTCGTCCTGGTGTTTCCGCCGACTGAGACCCGGCGCTCGTGGCGGGTGGTGCCCTGGTGCCTGACACCCGCTGATACCCTCGACGAACGGGCGCACCGCGACCGGGCCACCTACGAACAGTGGCTGGAGCCTGGCCCGCTCGGCCGCACGCTCCGCACGAACCCTGGCAACCGCATCGATCAGGGCGTCGTGCGCGCGATGGTGCACGAAGCGGCGGCGCAGTTCTCCGTGCAGAAGATCGGGCTTGACCCCTGGAACGCAGGCAACCTCGTGAACGATTTGATCAACGACGGCTTCGAGGTCGTGGAAGTCCCGCAGAACCTGGCGCAAATGAGTGCCCCGTCGAAAGACTTCGAGGCCGATGTGCTCGATGGCCTGGTGGACGCAGGCGGCGATGCGCTGATGTTCTGGTGTATCTCAAACGTGGTGGTCCAGCGCGACGGGAAGGACAACATCTATCCGACCAAGAAACGCAGCCGAGGTCGGATCGATCCGGTGGTGGCGGCGCTCATCGCCCGCAAGCTGGCCAGTGCGCCAGGTGACGCCGCCGCCGAGGATCCGGACCTGATTGTCGCGTGACGCAGCCCCAGCGGCGCGCTACAATGCCGACGTTACCCCGCACACATGAGTGAGCCGCGCCGCCCTGGACGCCCGCCGCTCGATGGAAAAGGCCGCTCGGTGCCGGTCTGCATCAAAATGCCCGCGCGACAGTACGACGACCTCTACGAACGCGCGCAACGGGATCGCGTCAGCATTCCCGAAATGATTCGCCGCAAGCTCGCCGCCGATCCATTTAGCAATCCAAAATAGGGCGCCAGCCCGACGCATCAGACACTGAGCCTCGGCTATGCCGCTGCTCTGGTGGCGACCGCCGTGTCTCCTGCGTGCGGTCCTGGTGAACCTCATCGAAGATAAAGACACCGCGCTGAAAGGCGTGCTTTGGCAGAGTCGTGGGCCGTGGCTCGTGATGCGCGATGTCGCCATCGTGCGGCCTGGTCTCGCGCCGACGCCGATGGACGGCGAAGTGATCATCCATCGGCACAACGTCGCCTTCGTGCAGGTGCTCGCGTAATGGCCATCGTGCGCAGTGCGGGCGCACTCCAGGTCTACGGCGGCACCCTGACACCCGCTGCCGCCCTCGATGCCGCCGCAGGCTACGGCTCGTACCGCACGCGTTTCAGTAACTGGGCGTACACCACCTACGGCGAAATTTACCGGCGCCAGCCGAACGTGCGCACGGTCGTGGACTTCATTTCGCGCAACATCGCGCAGCTGGGCATCTTCGTGTACGAGCGGATCTCGGACACGGACCGCGTGCGCATCTACGATCATCCCGTCGCCGAATGGCTGGGTGACCCGAACCCCGCGACCACGCAGTACCGCCTGATCGAATCCCTGATCAACGACCTCTGCATCTACTGGTCGGCGGCGTGGTGGAAGATGCGCGACGCGCGCGGAAACCTCACGATGCTCGTGCGGCTGCCGCCCGAAGAACTGTTCGTGAGCGGCTATCTGACCCGTCAATTCGTGTGGGCGTCGCCGGTCGGGACCGTCACCGTGATCGACCCGAAGGACGTGCTCTACATCACCGGCTACGATCCCTGCAACGGCGCCTTCGGCATCTCGCCGATCGAAACGCTGCGGCACACGCTGGCGGAAGATGCCGCCGCCACGCTCTACCGCGAATCGTTTTGGATGAATGCCGCCAGGCTGGAAGGCGTCATCGAGCGCCCCGCGACCGCGCCGAAGTGGACGCCCACGCAGAAACAGGACTTCCGCGATCAGTGGTCGTCACGCTTCACCGGACCTCGCAACGCGGGGCAGACGGCCGTCCTCGAAGACGGCATGACGTTCAAGGAGATGTCGCAAAACGCGGTCGATTCGGAATACATCGCCGCGCGGAAACTGACCACTGAGGAATGCGCGCGGGCCTATCACGTCCCGCTGCCGATGGTCGGCATTCTCGACCACGCCACGTTCTCCAACGTCAAGGAACAACACAAGCAGCTATACCAGGACACGCTCGGGCCGTGGTTGGAGTGGATCCAGCAGGAACTCGAAAAGCAGCTGCTGCCCGAGGCTGGGGATCCGACCGGGTATTACATCGAATTCAACCTGGCCGACAAGCTCAAAGGTAGTTTCGAAGAACAGGCCGCGAGCCTGCAGGCGCTGATCGGTCGGCCGATTATGACGGCGAACGAAGGCCGCGCGCGTCTGAACCTGCCACGCATCGACGATCCAGCTGCCGATCAACTGGCGGCGCCGCTCAACATGGCGACCGGCGGGGCTCACATCCCCGCCGCCAGTGACGGCGGCACGGCGGCAGGTCCGGCGCCCGAGCAGGCCGCCGCCGTGATCGCGCGGACCTGGGATCGCCAACGACAGCGGGTCGAGAAGGTCGCGCTCGCGGATCGTGCGGCCGCCTTCGACGTCGGCCGATGGGATCGCGAGCTCGCAGGCGATCTCGACTCGCTGTTTCGTGCCGGTGGCCTGACCCCCGCTGCCGCTGCGACGGCGAGTGCGGCCCTGGCTCACACCATCAACGGCGACACGCTGCAGCTGCTGGTCGCGCGAGAGAACCCGTTTTCGTCAGGCCGGGAGGCGGCTTTGTATGTCCAGTAATGCCGTGCGGCGCTACGACCATTTGATCGCCACGGCGCTCGATGAGCCGTGGGCGATTACGCCGACGATGATGGCGATCATCGCCGAAGTGCTCTGTCGCCATGTGGCCGGTGAGGATCCCGACGACGAGGCCATCCACCATGCGCAGCTGCTGGCGCTCGCCCGCCAGGAACGCCAGGTGGCGGCACCTGAAGGATCCGGCGTCGCGGTGCTGCCGATGCACGGCGTGATTACGCCCCGCATGAACCTGATGTCGGACGTCAGCGGCGGCACCACGTTCGAAAGCCTGACCAACGATCTCGTGACCGCAGCGGATAACCCGCGCGTCAAGGCCATCGTGCTCGACATCGACAGCCCTGGCGGTAGCGTGGCCGGGGCGACCGAATTTGCGTCGGTGGTCCGCAAGGTGCGCACGCAGAAGCCCGTCGTGGCGCAGGCGAGCCACGGCATGAACTCCGCTGCCTACTGGACTGGCAGCAACGCCACGGAAATTGTGGCGTCACCGTCCGCGTCGGTGGGCGGGATTGGCGTGTTCGCGGCGCATGACGATCTGTCCAAGGCCTACGAAAAGCGGGGCCTGAAGCGAAATTTCGTCTCCGCTGGGAAATACAAACTCGAAGGGAACGACACGGCGGCGCTCGATGACGAAGCCCGCTCGGCCATGCAAGCGAAGGTCGATCACCACTACGGCGTGTTCGTCCATGACGTCGCACTCGGTCGCGGCATCGACGCCGCGAAAGTCCGCGCGGGCTTCGGGGAAGGGCGATCACTGACGGCGCCCGAAGCCCTGGCCGCCGGGATGGTGGACCGCATCGCAACCCTCAGCGAGACCGTCGCCCGTCTCGCCGGGAACCCGACGCCTACGTTCAGCACACACGCCGCGCACCGCGACACATCGCAGGAGCCTTCTGAGGCCACCGATCAGGATCGCGCAGCTGCGGCCATGCGCCAGTGGCGGTCGGCACACGAACGGGCGTTTTTGGAGCAGGCGCTCACGCGCTCCTGCTGACGGAAGGATACCGCTATGAACGTCGCAGCCTTGGAACGAGACCTCCGCACGAAAGCGGATGAAGGTCTCCGACTCCTCAAGACCACGACCGCCGCGTGCGAGGCCGAGAACCGCGAAATGACGGCCGACGAGCGCGCCGCCATCGACCGGATTTCGGCCGAGTGCAAAACCTGCGAAGCCAAGATCGCGCGCGCCAAGGGCAACGAAGAACTGGCCGCGTCATTCGAAGGCCTGAGCCGCACCCTGGAAGCCGCTGCGGCTGCACCCGTGACCGGCCTCGCGCGACCGACGTCGCGGCTGACGCTCGGCCAACAGTTCGTCCGCGCCGAAGCGTACGACTTTTTCCGCAAGGGGATGCACCGCACGCAGTCAGCCTGGCGCTCGCCGAGCATCGAACTGGCGACCACGATCACCGAAGATCCGGCGTCGGGTGGCGCGCTGGTGATTCCGCAGTACCAGCCCGGGATCGTCCCGCTGCTGTTTCGGCGGCTGGTCGTCGCGGATCTGATTGCACCAGGGACCACGAACTCGAACGCGATCATCACGATGAACGAAAAGACGTTCACCAACGCGGCCGCACCCGTCGCCGAAGGTGCGCTGAAGCCCGAGTCGGCGCTGATCTTCACAGCGGTGACCGAGGCCGTTCGCAAGATCGCGCACTGGCTGCCCGTCTCCGAGGAAATGCTGGAGGACGCGCCGACGATTTCGTCCTACATCGACGCGCGGCTGCGGCTGGGCATCGAACTCGTCGAAGAGGATCAGCTGCTGAACGGGGATGGCGTTGCGCCGGATCTGCTCGGCCTGACAAAGCGGCCAGGACTGGCGCCCCCGCTGGCGCGCGTGGATCCTGCGTCGAACGCCGACGCGATCCTCACGCAGATCATGACGATCTTCGCGACGTCCTACGTGATGCCCGATGGCGTGATTCTGAATCCCGCCGACTGGGCATCGACCCTGCTGACGAAGACCACCACAGGCGAGTACTTCACCTCGGGTCCGTTCTCGCCGATTCAGGCGCAGACGATGTGGGGTCTGCCCGTCGTCGTGACGCCCGAGATGACAGCCGGGATTGCCTTCGTCGGTGCGTTCCGCTCCTGCGCGCAGGTGTTCCGCAACGGCGGGCTCCGCGTTGAAGCCTCGAATAGTCACGCCGACTACTTCGTGCGGAATTTGGTGGCCATCCGCGCCGAGGAACGGCTGGCGCTGTGCGTCTATCGGCCGCAGGCGTTCGGTGAAGTGACGGGTCTCGCCGCCACAACCTTCGCAGCAGCGGCAGCGGCGAACGGTGGGGCGGACCACGGCGCGAACCGTGCGAAGACGAGGTAAGTGAGATGTGGGGCGCGTGGTATCAGCGTGGCGATCCGGGGCCGTGTCCGATCTGCGGCGCCCCACATACGACCTGTGTCGGCCCGACGACGCTTGATGATGGCTCGGGGCATCTGACGATCCCCGTCCCGTTCAAAGGGCCGATTCCCACACCGCCGCCCGTGGACTTCAACGTGCGGGATTACAGCCAAGTGAAGCACGGCGGTAAAAAGCCGGGGCAACCCTGACGATGTGGATCGACTATCCGACACCGCTCTACACGTACTGGCCGGGGTCGCTGCCGCCCGCGCCGCGCTGGAGTGTGCTTCCGCCGAATGCACCCGACACCGAGCCGATCACGACCACTGACCTCTACAACTACGCGCGCATCGTCGGCGGTGACGAAGAAGATCCCATCGCGCTCGACTACATCCGCGCGGCACGGCAACAGGTGGAGAACGACACCGGCCGCGCGCTGCCGATGCAGACCATCGAGATTTTTCTCGACTACGTGCCCTACACCGTCGTGCCGCTGCCGTGGCCGCCCGTGATCGATCTGCCCGCCATCGAGGTCGCGCTCGCCGATGGCACGTCGCAGGCGGTCACCGACTACAGCATCGACTTTTACAGTCAGCCCGCGCGGCTGCTGATCAACAACGTCGCAGATCTGCCGCCCCTGGCCACCGGGTTTACGGTGCTCCATCTGACGCTGCTGGTCGGCTACTCACCGCAGACGCTGCCGCCGCTCCTGAAACATGCCGTTGCGCTGCTGGCTGCGCACTACCTGACCACCGGCCGCGACATCACCATCATCGGCGACCGGATGGAGATTATGCCGTTCGGCTACGCCGAGGCGATTGCACCGTATCGGCTGGTGGCTTTGACGTGAGGACGATTCCCGATGCCGTTCCAGGTGCTTCGCCCGACGTCGCAACAGCGCCACCGCGTCACGCTCGACCGCGCGGCGCAAGTGCCCGACGGCGACGGCGGGTATATCGAGGGCTGGCTGCCGCTGCAACCGCCCGCCGCGTGGGCCGCCATTCAACCTGCCACACCGAAGGGGCTCGAAAAGGTTACCGCCAGCGTGGCCGTGCAGGCGGTGGCCACGCACCTCGTCGTCATGGATTACCACCCGCAGCTCACGGTGACGTCGCGGCTCACGTATCACGGACGGTCGTTTCAAATTCACGTCGTGGAAAACGTGGACGAACGCAACCTGCAGCTGGTGCTGGTCTGCTCGGAGATCCTCAGTGGGAGTAACGATCTCGGGTCTGTCGGAACTCAACGACGCACTGCGCCGACTGCCGAGTGAGTTGCTCACCGAGGCGAGCGCCATCGTCGCCCGGACGGCAGCACTCACCGCCACGCAGACGGCCGCCGCCTATCCGCCGAAGACCGATCTGGCGAGCAAGCTCACCGTGACGGGATCCTCGGACAGTGGCGGCGTCTCCTATCGCGTCGTCAACCGACACAATCTCGCGGCGATCTACGAATACGGCACGATGGTTCGGCACACGGCCCTTGGCTACAACCGGGGCGCGATGCCTGCCAGGCCGACGCTGATCCCGATTTCGATGCAGAACCGCCGCGACGTGATGTGGCCCGCGTTGATCGCGCTCATCGAGCGGACCGGCGCCATCGTGACGGGGTCGCTGCCGTGAGTCTGCCAGACACCAGCGCCGTCGATTCCGCCGTGGTCGGCGTGCTGTCCGGCGATGCCGCTCTGGCGGCGTTGCTCCCTGGTGGCGTGTGGTTTGACATCGCCGAGCAGGGTGCGACGCAGTTCGTGATCGTCTCGTATGTCGATCATGCGGACTTCGACGCCCAGGGCCAGCGCCCCAGCGCCGTCGAGCAGCTGCGGCTCCAGGTCAAAGCCGTGACGCAAGGGTCGAGCGGGCTCACCGTCAAGCAGGGTGCCGCGCGGATCCATGAACTGCTGCAGGGGCAACCGCTGGCGATTGACGGCTACGCCCTGATGACACTGAAGCGCGCGTCGCATCTGCGCTACACCGAAGTCGATCAGGTCACCAACGAACGGTGGCAGCACCGTGGCGGCCACTACGACGTATGGGTCACGCCCCTCGACGCAGCGGAAGGAGACGATCCGGTGGGTTACTACGCCATAGATTCGTTCGGCGGCGACCGCAGCGTGTACCAACAGACGGACACGGCGGACGTGTATCCGACCATCGACCCCTCGCAACCCTACAGCGCCGTGGCGGCGGGCACCGTCGTGCTCGTGCTCGATACCTTGCCTGCCGATGGCCAGGTGGCGTTCGAACTCTCCGCGCGGCTGCAAGCAGCTGGCGGTGGTGTCATCGGCAAGGCCGCGATCTTCAACCTGGACCGACAGACCGTGATCGCCGGATCCGAACTCACCTTCCCTGCGGATGACGTGATCGGCACGCGGCGTCGCAGTGCCCCGCTGGCCCTGGCGCCGAGCGTGGCCTACGGCGTCCTGGTCACGACATCCGCCGCCGCGAACGGCTTGGCGGTGTGGGGCGCCAAGCTCCTGCACCCGTAGGAACTGGACCATGAAATATCTACGCCTGTTCGTCGCCTTCGTCGCAGCTGCAATCCTCGGGCTCTCCATCGGCCTCTGGGGTCAGGCCGAAATCGCGCGCTTCTCGAAGGTCGTGGTGACATCCACCGATCCGGACGCGCTCACCGTGGGCGGCGTGCCGGTCAACGGCGGCGGCGCGCCCACCTGCGGGCCGAACCAGTTCGTGCAGTCGTCCACCACTTGCAGCAAGGTGTTGCTCGCCGCGAATCCCACGGCGACGACGCCGTTGCTGACCGTTGGGTATACGAACAATCCGACGCTGTTTCAGGTCTACAGCGACACCAATCCGAACGATGACGGCATCCGCGTGTTCGGGGGCGTGTACTTCGGCGGGAGCACGGGCAAGCAACTCGGCGTCGAATCACCTGGCAACGATATCGGCGGGTTTTTTTCCATCACGCAAAACAACGAAATTATGAACGACCTGAATCGGCCGACGCTCACGTCGGGATTCGGGGCAGGCGCGACGCTGCAGGCGCACGCGACCGGCAGCCTCGGGCGCGTGACGCTGGGCTCGGCGCCGGGCGCGACGTTAGTGCTCGACACCCAACTCGGATCGGCCGCTCAGGGTCCGGTGTGTCTCATTCAGAACGAAACGACCGCCACGCTGTTGGGGCATACGCAGAGCACGGGCACGATCACGATTACGGGCACCTTCGCGGCAGGCGATGTCGTGACGTGGATGTGCTGGGACATGCGCGGGCCATGATGATGCGCGAGCGCAACGACGCGGGCCGCCCGCTGCGCGTGTTGCTGATTCATCCGGGCGCCGCATGGTCCACGCACGACGTGTACGAAGGCCTGGTCTACGGGCTGCGTGCGCACGGCGTCGAGGTGTTTACCTACCGGCTCGATCTGCAACTCGACGCCTCGCAGAAGGCGTTGTACTGGCTCTGGCGTGGGCGGAAGAAAAGCGACCCGACGTTGCCGAAGCCAAACGGGGCCGACGTCCTGCACCACGCGGGCGTCTGTGCGCTCGATGCCGCCCTCGACCGCCAGGTGGATGTCGTGCTCGTGGTCTCCGCGATGTTCCTGCACCCGAACCTGATCGTGAAATGGAAGCGCGCCGGGTTGCGGATCGCGGTGCTGTTCACCGAGTCCCCGTATGACCTGGAACAGGAGCGCGCCGTCGCGGCGATTGTCGATGGCTGCTGGACGAACGAGCGGTGTGCGGTCGCGGACTTTAAAGAGGTCAACACGCGCACCGGCTACCTGCCGCATGGCTGGCACCCAGTCACGCACCACCCAGCGCCCACCGCCGACGATGCGGACGTGCCTGCGCACGATGTCGTCTTTGTCGGCTCGGGCTTCCGCGAGCGCGCGCAGTGGTTCAACGCTGTGGACTGGACCGGTATTGACGTGGGCCTGTACGGCGCCTGGGATCGCGTCGGGCTGTCGCGCACCATGCAGGCGCGCGTCCGGGGCGGCATCGTCTCCAACGCGCGCAGCGCGGCCCTGTATCGGCGCGCCAAGATCGGCCTGAACCTCTATCGTCGCAGTCGCGGCTTTTCGGGATTGGCGATCACGCACGCGGCCGAATCGCTGAACCCGCGCGCCTACGAGCTGGCGGCGTGTGGTGTCTTTCATCTGAGCGAGGCGCGCGCCGAAGTGGGCGAGACGTTTGGCGATCTGGTGCCGACGTTTCAGACACCGGCTGAAGCCTCGACCTTACTGCGGCAGTGGCTGGCAGACGACAACGGGCGCGCGCGCATTGCCGCCGCGCTTCCGGCCGTAGTGGCCGAGGCCTCGTGGGTGGATCGATCGCGCATCGTGATCGGAGACCTGCAACGGCTCATCGGAACGGCGGCCGCCTGACGGCCGAAGGAGAGTTAACGCTATGGGTGCATACGCTGGGAAAAGCGGGTTGGTGTATCTCTCGATTTCGGGCACGGACGTGCCCGCGCTCGTGCTGCGGTTGAATGATTGGACGCTGAACCGCACCACCGACAAGATCGAAGTAACGTCCTTCCTGGACAAAAACAAAACGTACGTCCAGGGGCTGCCAGACCTCAAAGGCACCTTTAAGGGCTTTTGGGATCCGGACGAGAGCAAGCCGTTTGCGGCGTCGAAGTCGGTGGACGGCTGCCAGATCGTGCTCTACCCGAGCGCGGATGCGCCGAGCAAGTTCGCGTACGGGCCTGCGTGGCTTGACGTGAACATCGACACGCCGGTCGGCGGCGCCGTGGCGATGGACGCGTCGTTCGCCGCGAACGGTAGCTGGAGCGACACGTTCTGATGCCAGGCAACACGTTTCGGTATCGGTGGACGGCGGCCGAAGTCCGCTGGGGCTATCAGGTCGCCGCCACCCTGACCGATGTCGTGTTGGTCGTGGACGCGAGCGGGTCCGCCCTGACCGCGCGCGTGCTCGGCTCCGATCCGTTTCGGCTGTCGCAGCGGGCCTTAACGCTTCGGGTGAATCGGTCACCGTCGCCCTGGCGGTGGCCCATCGTATCGCTGCAGATCGCTGGCACCGAGATTCGCGCGCGGCTCGGTCCCGCATTGGAGTAACGAGATGGCCCGCTGTCGCTTTGTACAACCGGACTCGAAACGGCTCGACCTGTCGAGCGGTGACTGGATCGAAGTGAAGGTCGAATTGACGGCGGGCGAAACCCGCGATCTGTTCGGCCGCATGCGGCCCTACGTCACACCGGGCGAACTCAATCAGCTGATCGCGAAGGAGGTCGGCATCGCGCGCATCGTCGCGTACTTGCTCGACTGGTCGTTCGTGGATCCGGATCTGAAACGCGTGCCGGTCAGCGTGCAGGCCATCGACGGACTGTTTCCCGAGGACTTCGCCGAAGTGCTGTCGGTAATTGACGTCCACATCGCCGCGCAGGACAGCAAGCGAGCAGCGGAAAAAAACGGACTCGCTGGGTCGACCAACTCCGCAGCGACCTAGCGATCTGTCATTACATGCACTGGACGCTGCCCGACCTGAGAGACCTACCGCAGTCGGTCTATCTGGAGTTGCTGCAGTGGATCCGAGAGCAGGGACCGAAGGAGTGAACGCGTGGCCATCTCGGCGACCTTCGTGGCGAATTTTTCGAGTTTTCAGGCCGCCGTTGACCAAGCGCAAACGACGCTCAAAGACTTCGGCGACGGCGCCGACCGCGTGGGCGCGACGCTCAACCGCATGGTCGATAACTTCTCGGGCCGCAAGCTGATTCAGCAAGCGACCGAGATGGCGAAGGCCATCGAAGATGTCGGCGGCGTGTCGATGCTGACCGACCAGGAACTGCAGCGCATCGGCGCCACGGTTGATCAAGCGTCGCAGAAAATGGAGAAACTCGGCATCGAGGTGCCGCCCGCCTTCACCGCGATCACCGACGCGGCCAAAACATCCGAAGCGAGTTGGGAACATCTCGGCGAGACCATCACCAAAGCGTTCGAAGATCCCCTCGGCGCGATGAAGCAATTCGGCTCGACGTTCGTGACCTCGATCACGGACTCGCTCGGCACCGTCGGCGTGGTCGCCGTTGGCGCCGCGACGGCCCTGGCGGCGATTGGCGTGGGGCTGTTCGAACTCACCGAGAAGGCCGCAGGCGTTGGCGCGGCCTTCAACGACATGGCCGAATCGACGGGGCTGACGGCCGTGCAGGCCTCTCAACTCTCGACCGCCGTGGAGTTGGCGGGCGGCAACGTGGACACGATGACGAATGCGATCTTCCAGCTGCAGAAGCGCATGGACGAGGGCGGCCCCGCCGCCGATAAGGTCGCGGCGTCCATCGAAAAACTCGGGATCAACGTCACCGATTTTCAGGCACTGAACCCCGGCGACCAGATCCTCGCGCTGTCGGACGGCTTCCGAAACCTCGATCCCAGCATCAGCAAGGCGGGCATCGCCTTCGATTTGTTCGGGCGGCAGGGCCGCGACATGCTGCCGACGCTGATGAAACCGCTGCAGGATCTGATCGATACCAGCAAGGCGCTCGGCGCCACGTGGACCGAAGAAGAAACCAAGGCGGCCGAAGACTTCGAAATTCAGATGCGGACGCTGGAGAAAACCGTCACGCAGCTGGGCATCTCGTTCGGGAAGGATCTGATTCCGGTCGTCTCGTGGTTACTGGATCACTTCGTCGAGTTCGACAAGATCGTCCTGTCGGTGGCCGACAAGATCACCGGGATGACCAAGGGCGTCCGGTTGCTCGGCGATGCCTATGCCTACGCCGCTGCGGGCTATGCCGCGATGACCGGCAAGACCGACGAGCTTCCTGGCAAATACAAAGACCTCGCGACGGCGAGCGAAGCCGCCGCCAAGGCGCAACAGGATCTCAACGATGCGTTGTTCGATAAGTCGCACTCGCCCGATGCCCTGGTGAAGGCCTGGAAGGACGCGACGACGAACTATAAAAACGTCGTGGGCGATGGGCTCAACCCGCTGCTGGACGGTGAGAAAAATCTGACCGCCACGATGAAGGATCTGAACGACAAATACCTGCCCGACCATAAGACGAAGCTCGATGCCGCCAACAAAGCCGCCGCCGATGCCGCCGCCGCCGAGAAAAAACTCAACGACCAACTGATCGCCATCGAGGGCAACGGCGCGAAGGCCGCCTTCTCGATTGTCTCGACCAATGACGCGCTGGCGGGTCTCGGCCAGAAGGCCGCCGCACCTGCGATCCAGGACGTGGCCAGTGCCTCGCTGCGCGCGGCAACGGATGTCGATGCGCTGCGTGGCAGCACCGACGACCTGCAACGCTCTGGCCTGTTCCTCGAAGCGGCGATGGCGAAAGTCAACACGCAGTTCACGACGCTGCCGAATGTGGTGCCGCTGGCCACCAAGGCGCTCGCCGCGTCGCGGGTGGAAGTTGACAGTCTGTCGGACGCCATCGGCAAAAATTTGTCGCACGTCCTCGATAATCTCCCGTCCGAACTGGAGCGCGCATTCGCCAGTGGCAACGTCTCGAAGGCGATGGCCGACGTCGGCATTCAGATCGGGCAAGCCATCGAAAAGCCGATCCTCGCGTCCCTGTCGGATGCGAACAAGGCGGCGATCAGTGCGGGTGTCGGGATTTCGGGCGCGCTCGGGAGTGCCACCGAAGGGAAAGCCGGTGCGATTGCGGGCAGCATCGCCGCAGGCCTGGGCGGCGCGGCGGTCGCTGCCAGTTCGTTCGGCGCGTCGATGGCGGCCGCTGGCGTGGCGGGCACGCTCGCCTTGGGTGCCACGACGCTCGGCATCGGTGCCGCTGCTGTCGGCGTGGTGGCCCTGATCAAACATTTCACCAGCCTGAGCCAGGCCGAGAAGGACGGGCGCGCCCTTGAAGCGCAGTTCGAACAATCCTTCGGCGGCGTGCAACAGATGATCGATGCGGTCGGCGCCGCCTACACCAACACCGGCCAATCCGCGACGTCGGCGCAGACCGATATCAAAGCCCTGTTCGATGCCGAGAAGGGTGGCGCGCCAGCGGTCCAAGCGGCGATTGACAAGATCACCAACTCGCTCGACGCGTCCGCGAAAAAGACGCAGGACGTCGCGACGGGCGTCGATAGCATTACGGCCGCCGCGACGACGCTCGGCGGCACCGTGCCGACGGCGCTGCAGCCCCTGCTCAAGACCCTCGAATCCCTGCCTGGCCTGACCGATGCGGAGAAAACGTCGCTCGACGGGCTGCTCGGCAGCGGCCAAACCGACTACGCCTCGCTGACGAAAATGGCGGCGGGCTACGGACTGACCGTCGATCAGCTTGGGCCGAAATTCGAGCAGGCGGACATCTCCAGCCGCGCCGACCAGATCGTGAAGGACTTCCAGTCGCTGACCGACGCGGGTGCGGATGCTGGCAACGTGATGGGCGGCATGGCCACGCAGGTGTCGGCGCTGGTGGACAACGCGATCCAGTACGGATCAACACTGCCGACTGCGCTGAAACCGATCATCGACAACCTGGCTGCTGCGGGCAAGCTCACCGACTCGACCGGCAAAAAACTTGACGACCTGTCCGGTATCACGTTCGATGACGCCAGCGATCCGCTCGCCAAAGGGCTCGCGTCACTGACCGATGCGATCAATAACCTGATCACGCTCCTGAGCGGACTGCCTGCGACGGCGGCGACAGCGGCCGCAGGGATCAGTGCGAACCTCAGTAAGGTGCAGGTGCAGCCCGTCACGATTCCCTTCAACTACGCGCAGCAGGGACCATCGCCGTCCGAGCAGCAGCCTGAGACGCACGCCTCGGGCGGCATCGTCGGCATGGGCGGCGGCTTTCCTGGTGGCCCGGTCGGCACCGACACCGTGCCCGCCTGGCTGACCCCTGGCGAACGGGTGCTCACCGTGGCCGAACAGCAGGCGCTCGCGGCGGGCGGCGGCTCATCGGACATCCACATCGAGGTACCGGTGACGGTGGACGGCCGCGAAATTGCGCGGGTCGTCACCGACTATCAATCGCGCGACCTGCAGTCACGCCGGAAACTCTCGGCCGCCTAGATGGCCCTTCACGGCACCGATCCGGCGTACCTGTCCTGCCGCGCGGGCATCGAGCGCGCGGGTGCCTCGCGGGCAGGCGCGTATCGCTACGCCGTCAACATCAGCATTAAGAACGCAGACGGCTCCGGCGTCGTGGTGGCGAGCGGCTCGATCTTGCGCCCCAGTCTGAAAGTCAATCAGGCGATCAACGACACGCCAGCGGCGGCGCGCTTCACCTTAAAACCGAGCCTCACGCGTGCCGCCATCACGGTCGGGCAGCTGGTGCAGATCGCGGGCGAATTCGGCGGCCACGTGCTCCGCGTCACGAAACGCTACGTGCTCGGCGTCGGTGTCCTGGCGGGGCAAGGCCCGACGCCGTTCCTCGACATCGAATGCACCGACTACAACCGCCTGTTGAATCGCCGACTCGTGACGGGGCACTGGTCGGCGCTCTCGGCCTCGACGATTGCGCAGCTGCTGCTGCAGCGGTTCACGATGGGCTTCTCGGGTGCTGGGATCACGCCGAACTTGCCCAACATCGATGACTTTCCCGTCACCAACGAAACCGTGACCGGCGCCCTGATGCGGCTGGCGAAGCTGATCGACGGGGATTTCTACATCGATGACCAACGCATCGTGCATCTGTTCGGGCAGGCGGGCGACATGACGGCGGTTGCAGGCACGCCCCCGGCTCCGCTCGTCATGCCGATGCACTCGTTGCGGTCCTTCACCACCGTCGCCGATGACAGTCAACGGCGGACGCGCATGGTGATCGAAGGCAAAAGCACGACCGTGCCGGTCAGCACACCGAGCGGCGCGACGACCGTTGTGGTCAACGCCACGTCGCCGGTCGATTGGCTGGTCGAGTCGGGCGGCGGTGGTGGTGGCAACGGGACCAACAGCGGCGGCGGTGGTGGTGGTGGTCTCCTGGTCGGCACCGACACGATCATCAGCGGGAACTATCCCGTCGTGGTCGGCGCGGGCGGGGCCGCCGCGACGCAGGGACAACCGTCATCCTTTAACGGCCACGCCCCGCCAGGTGGCGGCGCAGGCGCCAATACGGGCGCCTCTGGCGGCTCTGGCGGGACCGGCGGCGGCGGATCCACTCCAGGCACCGGCGGGGCTGGAACGGCCGCCATTGGCTACGGCGGCGGCGCGGGCGCCCCGGCGTCGGTGGCGATTGAGGGTCTCATCGTTGCGGGTGGCGGCGGCGGCGCGGGCGGGACCGGCGCGATGGGCTCTGGCGGCGGCGGTGGTGGTGCGCTTCCATTCAGTAACGTCGCCATCGTGGCCGGTGCGTACAACGTCGTGGTCGGCGGCGGCGGCGTGGGTGGAGATGCACCCGGCAACGGCGCCAATTCATCATTCGATGGCATGGTCGCCATCGGCGGCGGCGCGGGCGGCTTGTCATCCCCGTCACCACCGGTCAAGAACGGCCAACCGGGCGGATCTGGCGGCGGTGGCAGTTCCGGTGGCTTCGGCGGCGCGGGCACCGCAGGCCAGGGCTTCGCAGGCGGCAACGGCGACAGCCAGGCGGCCTCTGGTGCCGGTGGCGGTGGCGGTGCGGGCCAGGCGGGATCGCCTGGGAACGGTCCGGTCGGCGGTGCAGGTGGCAACGGGATCCTGTGGTCCGGTGCGTGGTTCGCGGGCGGCGGCGGCGGCAACGGCCAGTTCGGTTACGGCAATGGCGGATCGGGTGGTGGTGGACGCGGCGGCGCAGGTGGGAACCCTGGCGTGGCGGGTCAGCCGAACTCCGGCGGCGGCGGTGGTGGTGGCACCGGCTACAACGGCGGGTCCGGGATCGTCTACATCCGCTACGTGACCGGCACACTGCAAGCGACGGGCGGCAGCATCGCCAGTGGCGGCGGTTACACGGTCCACACCTTCTTCGGAAGCGGCACGTTTACTGTGAGCAACATCGGCGGCGGCGGCGGCGGCGGCGGGACGGGTGGACCGGGCGGGGCGGGCGCGGCGACAGGCGGCGGCACGGGCGGTCCTGGGGTGGCGTCGGCCATTTCCGGCGCGTCGGTTAACTACGGCGGCGGCGGTGGCGGTTACCTCGGATCTGGCGGCGCGGGCGGTGGCGGCTACGGCAACGGGACGGCGGGCACCGCGAATACCGGTGGCGGTGGTGGCGGCGCCAGCGGTCCTGGCGGCGCGGGCGTGGTGGTGCTCTCGTACGTGTCCGGTACCTTGAACGCAACCGGCGGCACGATGACCTTTGTCGGCGGGCGGACGATTCACACCTTCACCGCGAACGGCACCTTTGCGGTCGCCTCGATTGTGCTCACGGCCCCGCCGCCGCTGGTGTTCGACCTACCGATTGACGATGCGACGCAGCTGGACCCGAACGGCGGCTATGTCCGCCTGGGCTTCTCGACCTACTCGTACCTGGGCGTGGGCGGCCCGACCATCGCCTCGGGCGCGAATCCACCTGGCAGCAACACATCGGCGGCCGCTGCTGCCCTGGCCACGTCGATCAGCGTGGACGATGCGCGCATCTTCGCGGCGGCGCCTGGCTGGGTGAAGGTTGGCGATCAAACGGTGCGCTACACCGCGACCTCGAATTCGGCGCCAGGCACCTTGAGCGGGATCCCGGCGCTCGGCTTCGGCGCGCTCAACGCGGCCGTGACGGCGGCGACGCCGGTCTCATGGCTGTCGATGATTCGGCTGTCCGCAACGGGGATCAGCATCGCGCCGCCGCTGGGCGTTGGGGATCCGGTGGTGCAGGTCGTCATCGTGGATGATCCGACGGCACAGGCGGCCACGGCCGCCGTCGAGGGCGGCGATGGTGTGCACGAGCAGGGCGTGCAAGACGGACGACTCAGTGTCGCGGGCATGAACACGCGGGCGAATGCCGAGTTGATCGATTTCGATCACGCACTGACAACGGCCACCTGGGATACCGTGGACATGAACGCGAAGGCCGGACGGCTGCAGCTGGTGCAGATTGACGGGCTCAACCTGTCGCTGATGATCACGAACGTCGATGTCGATTTCAGCGTGCCGCATGTCAACCCGCGACGCACCTGCACCGGCAGCACGGTGCGCGCGGCGGCGCTACTCGATGCCGTCGTGACCTCGACCAACTGATAGAAGGGGCACCTATGCTGACCGTGGCTCTCTTACTCGCGTTGCTCGCGCTCGGCTTCGCGCTCGCGGCGGCGGCCTCGCGCGCGCCTGTCTGGATCGCCGTCGTGCTGTTGGCACTATGGGTCGTGCTGCACTCGCTGCCGGTCGGCTAATGAAGATCCTTCTCGCAGGCCTGGTGGTGCTCACCGCGAGCGCGTGTTCGCTGGCGGCCCGCGAAGAGCGGGCGCTGCGGCTGCACTCGCTGATCTGCGCAGACGGGCTGCCGCTGCGGGTGCTCCAGGATCTGCAATGTCCGGACGGGATCTGCGGCTACACCTGCGCGCCGAACCGCTGGGCACCAGACGCCCGCCGGTAACCCCGGCTCACGTCGGCGCGGGCGCCAGCTCGATGGAGAGTCGGCCGCCGCTCACCATCGCCGACAGCATCGACCCGTCCGTGAACTGCACGATCAGGATCGCGGGCGGTGGCCCGCCCTGCTCGGGATCGGCCTCGACCGAATAGGCCACGCGTTCGACCACCTTGGACGACAGCAGATCCACGAGCAGCTGCTCGGCACTCACAGGAGTTCGACCACGAACACGTCCTGTCGCTTCTGGCCGTTGTGGTCCCCGAGCGTGTGGCCCCAGTTCGACGTCACAATTGCGAAGCGCCCATCGGGCGAGACGTTGTGAATCGGCTGATTCCAGAACGAATTCTCTTTTGTCCAGTACGACTGATGATGGCAGAACCGATTGACGAGACCCGACTGATCGACCGCGACGGCGATGATCTCGTCATCCCAGGCGCGCGGGCCGACTGGCCCGTTATCTTCGACCGCATAGCGATACGTCGAGGACACCAGCGGGATCTGCGCGTCCGCCAGTGCCGCGCGCCAGTTCGAGTGTTCGGACAAATACATCACCTTCGGCCGCAGCACGTCGGGGATCAGGTTCGCCGTTTTCGTTGGGTCGGCGATGGCGCGGATCTGCCACTGCATCGAATCCCACTCGGTCGCTCCGGTGCAGCAGGCCTGATTGATCGAAATGCCGTAGCCGAGCGAGTCGTGGCCGGTATACAGCGTGTTGATCGGCGTGAAGGTGTGGGCGACCACATCCCAGCACAGGACGTTCCCGACCGCGCCCGCGTTCGGTCCGGCCGGGTAGAGGAACACGTAGCGGTTACTCCGGTCCATCGACAGCGAGTGCAGTGTGAACGGCGGATACCCTTCGACGTGGTTCGTGTCGAGCAGCCCCGCCGTCGAATGATAGACGTAGTGGTGCGCGTCCTGGCCCGCGCCACCGAAGAACACGATCCAGGCGTCATCGTCACTCGTGAGAATGCCGCCCACGTAGGTGTCTTTCGGGAGCCCCGGCACGAGGGCGTCCAGATCCTGCACGGTGGCGACGGTGCCGGTCTCGATGTTCCACCGCTTCACCAGGTGCAGCGACGTCCCGTAGATCGCAGCCGGGTCATCGTAGGAAAACGCCGGTTCGATCTGGCTCGCAATCTCGGTGGGACGTTTGGTGACGACCTGGCCATCGAAGCCGAAGAACACCGCGCCGCCGCCTTCATTCATCGCAATGAACACCGAGCCATCGGCATTCCAGGCGGCCAGGTGCGAGTTGGACGGCACGCGGAGTGCGGAGCCATACGAACTCGTTTCATCACTGGCGCGCCACATGCGCGAGCCAAACGTCGGATCCGTGAAAGCGAAGCCCGCCTTGCCGATCGGCGGCGGCGGCGTCGGACGCGGACGCGGGTCACGGTCCGAGCAACTCTGATAGAAGGCATCGCTCGGCGGCTCGGGATCGGGCGGCTCGGGATCGACTTGGTTATCCATCCAGCCGATGACGTCCACCAACATCTGTCGCGCCTCGGGTAACGAATTCGGAATACTCACGGCGGGCCCCTTTCAAAACACCATCGGCGTGCCTACGTAGTACAGATCACCGGCGGGCGTCGTGGCAAGCACCGCGCCATCGAGCCCCGCCGCCTTCGCCCACGACTCGAACGCCGCCGGAGAACAGTTCCGATAGAATTCGCCAGGCTGCAGCGGGCCACCGTCGCGGGCCGAGTGTGGTGCGCGGCCATCGGTCGCACAGGTGATGATGATCAAGCCGTTGGCGGCAACCATCCGATGCGCGATCTGGTGCAGGATCTGCGGGACCGCAGGCGTGTGCTCCAGGACTTCGCAACAGACGACCGTTTGCACCTTCACGGCGGGCGCGAACGTCGCGGCGTCGGCGACCTGATCGACGCCGGGTCCAGGTGCGATGTCGAGGCCGATATACGGCGGCGCGCAATGCGCAAACAGGCTGCGGACGCTCCCGTTGATATTTCGGGATCCGATCTCGATGACGGGGCCACGCGCGGCGAAGTGATCGACGGCCCATTTGACGAACTCGAACGCAGCGGCGTGCATAGGTGCGCCGTCATGGTATCAGGCGCAGACTGTCGGCAACGTGACGACACATCTCCTGATGTCCCGCCAGGGCGGCGGCGTGTGACGTGTAGCGGATCTGTTCGCCATCAAGCAGCCCGCCGAAGACCATCGTCTCCCACAGGACCGGCGGACCGTTCCCCCACGCGTGATCCATCCCGAGGAACACCGTCGAGACCCGGATCTTTTGACCGGTCGTATCGTGCTCGTCCATGTCGTGCGCGACGTGCCGCTCGGCGGTCTGATACCAGCGGCCCCACGTCTCGACGTCATCGACCTTGATCGGCGTGATGCCGTCCGCAGCGAGGATGTAGAGGTTCACGCGACCGGCCGTGAAGTTATGAACCGCCCAGCGTGCGAAGTCCATTGGCTCGCCACTTCAGTCAACGGTTTACTGAAAACACCGTCGGTTTCGGATCCACGAACGGCTTGTCGTCGGGGCCTTTGACGTGCGGATGAATCCAGACGGGCGCGTTCGCTTTGCGGCTGGGAAAATACTGGCGGCGCCAGTGGCCTTTCACGATCCAGCGATGCGACCATTCGACGGCGTGATCCCCTGGCGCGAGACGGTCCGCTTCGAGCGCCGGACGCAACTGCACCACATGGCAAGTCGGATCGTGGCCGAGTTTTTCGGCGCGGCGACGGGCGCCACGGTCGAGAGTCGCGCGGCTGCTCGTGATGACGGTTTGTTCGAGAAACATTGCCGCCGTGCAGACCCATTTGGTCCACGTCTGCACGTCCTCGTCCTGCTCGGTCGAGTCGCCAATAAAGTTCAAGACCACAAACGACCGACCACCGGCCAGCCACACCACGCCGGTCAGCGCCAGCGCGAGCCTGGACGGTGGCTCGATGACGACGTTCCACGCCAGCGCGCTGATCGTCACCTCGCGCCCGCGCCAGTGACGCGTCAAGACGGGTTCGGAAAACACGCAGAACGCACTGGTCAGCCTGGGCAAAAAACTTTCGCGCCGTGGCGCCGGATCACCGCGTGCCCCCGCCGCCAGGAAGTCTGCCGCACAGCGGCCCTGTTCCTCGGTCAGCGGATAACTGACGCTGGCCGCGCGGACGAGGTGCGCGGTGTGGGACGACCAGAAATAGGGCCGCCACTTTTCCGCAAGACCGCGCCAATCGCTCTGCCAGCCGGATCCGAGGTCCGAGTATTCGCCGCTGCTTTCCATGTAACGCATCGCCCGTTCCTGATTGCGCTTGACGTCGATCAGGCACTGCAAGGCGTCGGCGGGCGAATGCGCGAACCGCGCGGGTGGCAGCACAAAGTCGTCAGGTAGTTCTCTCATAATCCACCGGACCGCCGCGCGTGCAGAATGCCGGTCAGGTACGCGCGGACCACCTGGAATCGGCCGATGAAGTCCGGGGCCTGCGCCTCGCGGGCCGCATCCTGGATCCAGGTGACTGTAAACGCGTGCCGCCCTGGGTCGTAGTGGATCAGCACCGGCACCTCGGCCGCGTACGTGGACAACGATTCCACGTCGAGGCGATGCAGGTATTTCGCCTGGCGCGATTCCTCAGTGCCTGGTTTCGTCATCGCGCCAGACTGCCAGCGACCAGTTGCGCGCCGCCAGATCACGGCGCAACGCCTCGACATAGCGGCGCGTCACGAGCGCCGCGTTCTCGATGGGATAGAGCCCGACGAAGCGACACCGGAGGCAGCCGACCGCGATGACGCCGGTATGCGCCACCGGGTCGGCCTCGTCAATCTCGGCGTGCGCGATGCGCTGGACAATCGTCCAGTCGTGGACGCACTCAGGCTCACACGGAGAATTCGCGGGCGGTGCGCACATACCCGTCCCCTTTCCGTTTCAGGTAGCCGTGCAGGAGCAGCGGCGCGATGCCGCGCGCGTTCGGGACGCGCTTCGGCTTCTCGTGGTCGAACTGTTTCAGGAAGGCCAGCGACCGGGCGCGCCGTTCCTGCACGGCCGCCTTGTTCATCGCTTTTTTGTATTTCCGTTTACCCTTACTGCGACGCGCCTCATCGAGCGCCATCGCATCTGCCAGGACTGACGATCCGCGCTGCTGTTTGGTCTCGTGCGCACCCTCATCGAGCAAGCCGAGCGTCGTGCGCAGTGCTGCCGCGATCTGTTCGTGGTGCGCCAGCAGCCGCTCGATTTTTCCGCGCGCGCCGGTCGCACTCCCCTTGCCGTGTCCGTTGCCGTTCAGCGCCGCCGCATACCCTGCTCGAAACTGATTCATACCCTGACCCCAGTGCGGCGCGAGAGCCGATCCACGCGAGTGCGGTGCGCCATATCCCGCCGCGCGTTCCGGCGTGCCTTCGCGGCACGTCGTTCCTGAGTCGCCGCCACCATGTCGGCCGCCCGATGTTTGAAGGTGTCAAAGGTCACGATCTCGCGCGTACTGTCCGGGGCACGATGCTTCGTCACCCAGGCCACCAACGGCGAGCCGCCCCCGATGCCGAGATGTTGAAAGGCCGCGCCGAGCACTGCGAGCGAGACGGCGCCCACATGCGGAACGGCCAACATCATCGGCGAGACATTCTCGAAGACGTCGCGGACCGACTTCGCGCCGAGGTCACTGAGCGCGCGCGTCAGGTTCGCCGCTGCCACGTAGTTGAAGCAATCGACGCCCGCCAGATCGTGCCGGGTCAACGCATCCTTCCCGACCACCAGCACGGGCGTGGCGTTGCGGGTCTTGAGCGCTTCCGTGGTCGAGGTGCCTAAAAACGTGGCAGGCAGATCCATTAGTTCTCCCTTATTCGAGGTTTATGGCATACCGATTCGGTATGCCTCGACCGTAAGCGACCTGTAATGTTTTTCGCTTGCGGATGAACATTCGATGAGCGTAGGGTGAACGACGCGCTTGTTTACTCGGAGGTGGCGGATGTCGGCGGCGTTGAAACCTCGGATTCGTATGGCAGTGACCGTCACCGAGAGTCGGCACATCAAAACGCTTCGCGCGCTGCTCCCGCAGCACCGTAAAATCGCTGTGACGGTGCTCGCTGACCTCGCGCATCTTAATCCGCACGGGCCAACGCCCGTAGCAGTGCCGCCACGTGGGCCCGCTGCTCGGGGCGGATCGCGCGATACCACGTAAGGATCTGCCCCTCGGCCGGATCCGTCGGGAGCGCCAGTAATGCCGTCAGCTGGTGATCGAAGACCCGCGCGATCTGATCCAGCGTCGTGAGGTCCGTGTCGTACTCGCCTTTCAAATAGCGACTCAGCCACACCTGATTCCGGCCGATGCGCTCCGCGAGCACCTGCTGCGTTACGCCCGTCGCTTTCATCCATCGCCGAATCTGTCGCCGCGCCACGTCATCGAGGTGGCCCGTCGAGCGCGCGCTTCGCTTTGTCATTCTGCCTCTCGTGCCTTCCGTGGCCACGGAATATACCAGAAACGTATAACGCCGACAACGGGCTTTCGGGCACGGGCAAACAGAACAGCCACCGGTTGACAAGTCGGCCCCCGATTACGTATACACGTAGTCCGTCAAATGAGTAAGCGTAAACGCCGCACGCCGTTTCATTCCCTCGCGGATTACATTGCGCGCTCGGGCGACACCCAGGAGCGGCTCGCGGGCCGCGTCGGCATTTCCCAGGCGCATATCTCCCGGCTTGTCAAAGGCGAGGCGGTGCCACGCGCCGAACTGGCCGTGCGCATCGTGCGCCATACCGGCATTCCGCTGGAGTCGTTCCTGCTCGCCAAGATCAAACACGACAAGGCGGTGACCGCGTGACGGCCGCGCTGCCGGTCCCGACGTCCCCGTGGATCGCGCTCCTGCGCCTCGTGTTTGTCTGTCGCGGTCGTCACGATTTTCTCTGGAAGCGGACGCATGACGGGGAGTACCTCGAATGCGTGCGCTGTTTGACGGTCCGCGTGATCGCTGCCGTCGTGAGGTCTGCGCATGCCTGAGAACCCCGTGGACGAATCGACGACCGCGCTGGCCCCTGGCCCGTCGCGCGCCGAGCCCGATCCGATGCGCGAGAACTGGCGCATGGCCACTGCCGCCTCGAAGTCGGACCTGGTGCCGAAGGCCTTCCGGGGGCATCCCGAAGATGCGTTCGTCGCGATTCAGAACGGCGCCGATGCGGGCGTCAAGCCGATGACGGCGTTGCAGGGCTCGGCGGTGATCGGCAGCCGTCCCGAGTTTTTCGGCGATCTGCGGCTGGGGCTGATCATGGCGTCACCGCTCTACGAGGACCACGACGAATACTTCGTCGTGAACGGTGACCGGCGCGACAGCCTGACCCCTGATGATCTGAAACTCGACACGACCGCTGCGGTCTGCACGTTTGTCCGCAGGGGTAAACCGCTGCCGGTCACGCGCCGCTTCTCCGTGGCGCAGGCGAAGAAGGCGCAGCTGCTCGGGAAGGAAGGCGCATGGCAGACCTTCCCCGACCGCATGCTGCAGATGCGTGCGCGGTCATTCGCCGCGAGGGACTGTTTCCCTGACGTGCTCAAGGGCGTCAGCCAGGCCGCCGACCGGCACCAGCTGCCAACCGAGACGGCGCCGCCGCGTGTCGTGCGCCGCCTCTCGACGCCGCCTGTGGTGGTGACCGATCCGGCGGCGCCTGCGTTGGTCACGCTGGCCGCCGTCAAGATCGGCTCCGTCGAGGTCGCGATCCACGGCTACAGCGTGACCCTGACCGATGGGCGTGGTGTCCTGGCGGACGAAACCGCCGCGCTCGAACTGGAGAAGTGGGCGGGCACCGATCACGAACTCACACTGACCTGTGATCCCGCCGATGGCGCCTTGCGTGTCGTCTCCTGGCTGGTGACCACATGACGGGGCCACGGATCACACGCCCAACGCCTGCACCCGAGCCCACGCACTACGCGCTCTACGATGAATCGGGCTATCGGATCGTGCGCGCGCTCTGCGGCCACCGGATCCGCCGCACCGAACACGTCAACGAGCCGACCTGTGCCGCCTGCCGCGAAGAACTCGATTACCGGAACAAGCAGACGGGGCCTGCGTGAGCGCGCTCGTGTTCGATCCGCTGTTGCACCGCTACGCCTTGGATGGCATGCCCCTGGCGCGGTCGGTGACGGGCGTGCTGCGCGACAGCGGGCTGGTGGACTTCTCACACATCCCGCCGACGATCTTGGACGCGGCCCGCGTCCGTGGCACGACGGTGCACCAGGCCGTGCACTACTACAACGAGCGCGATCTGGATCTCGCCGCGTTCGAATTGGACTTCCCCGACTACGCACCCTATCTGCAGGCGTGGCTCAAATTCCGTTCGCAACGCACGTTCCTGCCGGTGCTCAGTGAGCATCGCGTCGCGTCGCGCCGCTATCAGCTCGCGGGCACGGTTGACGCCTTGGGGTTACTCGATGGCGGCGCCGTGTTGCTGGACTTCGCAACCGGTGACCCCGCCTACTGCGCCAAGGATCTGCAGACCGCCGCGTATCTCAGCTTGGCGCGCGAGTGGGCCGATGAGGATCCGCTGCTGGCAGCCTTCCTGGAGCGGCATCCGCTGGTGCGCCGCTATGCCGTCCGCCTGCGGGCTGACGCGACGTTCACGCTGGAAGCCTACGCCGACCCCACCGACACGCGGCAGTTTTTCACACTGGTCGACGCGCTGCGCATCGTGGACGCGCGCCGTCGTCGACCACTCGCGGAGGTCGCGTGAAACACGCTGTGACGCGCGCCGTCGTCGTCAGCGTTCCGATCGCACAGGTGGTGATCGGCGCCCGCCGCCGCGACAAGTTGGGCAAGGTCAAAGCGCTGGCGCACAGCATCGAGGCGCACGGTTTGATCCATCCGATTTTGTTGCGGGGCGAGATGTTGATCGCTGGTCATCGCCGCCTCGAAGCGTGTCGGCTGCTCGGGTGGAAAATGATCACTGCGCGCCAGGTCGACCGGATGACAGACGATGAGCTCCGCGCTATCGAGCTCGATGAGAACACGGCGCGTGAAAACCTCAGCGACTACGCCACGAGTAAGGCGCGCCTCGCGCAGATCCGGCAGGCCGAGGCCGATCTCAAATCGAAGGCTGCCGAACGAGTTTCTGTTTCAACCCGAAACGGAAACTCAAAGCGCGGGCGACGCGGCGAGGGCCGACCGAAGGGAACCACGGAGCCCGGATCAAAGCGCGACGTCGCCGTGGCCACTGGGATATCGCCGACAGAGCAGGTCCGCGTCGAGCGCCACGTCGCGCTCGCCGAGGCGTACCCGTTCATGCAGCGTCAGGGCTGGCAGCGGCATCACGTTCTCGATGCGGGTGACCTACTCGACCAGTTACCCGAAGAGGACTGCAGCCCAATCGCAGTCCTGCTCGACCAAGACGGTATCCCGCCACCGGACGCCTTGCGGCTACTGATGAACGGTGTCGCGATGACGGCAGCGCGTCGACGAAATGTGATCGAACTGGCCGCCAGCGAGGATCCATTCGTCCGCCGCACAGCGTTGACAAAACTCGGTGACGTGCCGCCGCCCGTCGATCCCGGCTTGATGGCGCTGCACGACGCCGACCGCGCGATGGAACGCGCTGCAGCGACGTGCCGATCAGCAGCGTTCAAGCCTCGACTGACTGCCCTCGCGACTGACGTCGGCGCAGTACTGCGAGAGTTTCGCGCGAAAGAAAAGGAAGCGAGGGCCAGCTATGACACGGCTGTTTGACGACGACGATCCGCAGACCGTTGACAAAATCATCCGCCGTTTTTTCTCAGAGCGCGGCGGCAACATGCCAGCGCTGGAACTCGCCAAGGCACTCATTCACGAAGACGTGTTGCCGTCCGGCGTCGTCGACAGGGCTGCGCTGCGCGGAGTCGCTGCCATGTGTCGACGCGCTTTGGGTGCTGACACTGATGAACATATCCCGTTCGCGCAGCCGACCGGCAAGGGGCAACGCGCGCGCTGGATTCAACTCGACCTCTTCACGCGCCCGCAGGCGTTCGCTTTGATTAAACGTCGCAGCCAAGACGAATACGACGACCACGAAAAACTGCGACGTCTCTATGCGTGGTGTCTCGACCGATTCGGTGTTGCGCCCGAAATTCCAGAACTGATCATGCCTGCCACGTTCGACAGCGAACCCGACGACGACGCCAGCGACGACGCCGACGATCTGAGGAACTAGTGATCCGATTGACGTGGCACGAACTGTCGCTCGCGGCGCAACTCGGGATGCGCCGCCAGATCCACGCGCTCCGCGATGCGCGACCCGACGCGTACGGGCGCAGTGATGCGCCAGGGTGGAACGATCACATCGAAGGCGCGTGCGGTGAGATGGCCGCCGCGAAAGCCACGAACGTGTTCTGGACGCCCACCGTTGACACCTTCCGCGACGGGGGCGACGTCGGGCTCTGGCAGGTCCGCACGCGGAGTCGCGCCGACTACGACCTCATCGTGCGCGATGCGGATCCGGATAGCGCCGTGTTCATCCTCGTGCGCGGACGGGCACCCTGTTTCGAGGTAGTCGGGTGGATGCGCGGCGGGGACGCGAAGCGGCCCGAGTGGAAGCGCACCCACGGCGACCGGCCTGCAGCCTACTTTGTTCCGGCGACGGCGCTGCAGCCGCTCACCGCTCTGCACGATGACGCGCCACCACTGACCGCCGACGACATCCCGTTTCGGAGACTCTGACAATGCTCACACGGATGATCGACCAGGACGACAGCGGCGACGAAATTAGCGGGTCCGTCCACGACAACGCGTGGCTGCAACGGCTGTTCGATGTGGTCGATGCGCGGTGGTCGTACCTGATCATCACGGCGACCGGCACCGTCAACGATCTACAGATTAACGAAGCCGACCTCCTGATCTTCCAAAACGCCGCCGATCTGACAGTGACGGGGATACTGGCGCCCAGCTCCCCCGCGAAGAATGGAAAACCGCTGCGGATGATCTGCCTCGGCGCTGGCGCGGTCTACTTGCCGCATCAGAGCGGGCTCTCAAGTGGACCGAATCGCTTCAATAACTGGGCGACATCGGCGCCGACGCCGATCTACAAGGGCGCCGCCATCTATACCTACGCGGGGACTTGGATCCTGACCGCGCACGAGCAGGGCGCATGGATCACGTCGCCCTACAACGCCAGTAACTTCTACGGCAACGGCGGCATGGTCGTGACGCTGCCCAGCGGCGGCCCCGCCACCATGCGGTGGCGGCTCAGTGGGCGCACACTGAACCTGGGATTCTATTTCACCGCCACGTGCGCGGCGCCCCTGAATGCCATCGTAATGGTCAGACCGGCGGCGTTGGGAGGCTTCACTCAGGGGCCGGCGAACATGCTCGTGCCGTTTGTCTTAGTGCGAGCGAGCGACAGCGTGTCGACGATGGGACGCCTTGTCACTATTGGCGGTGTCAGCGACTTGCAATTCTGGTCGGCTGATGGCGGGCCACACCAAGCGGGCTCGAACATCTTTCAAGGTCAGATGGTTATCGAGGTCGCGTAATGGCGGTCGTCCTCGACGTCACGAAACCCGAATCGACGGCGGCGGCGCTCGGCGTCGAGCTCGGCACCACCACACGTTCGCTGACCACGCGCCTCGATAACGTGACCATCGAAACCGTCAGCGATCTGCAGCAGCAAGTACTCGACCGCCAGGCGCTCGGCGACGCGATGAAACGCGTCGAATCCTTCTTCGGCCCGTTCAAGGCGATGGCGCACAAACTCCATCGCGCGCTGTGCGACCAGGAGTCGGACATCCTGCAGCCACTGCTGCGCCTCGATGCCCTGAAACGCAACGCCATCGCCGGATTCAAAAATCGCCAGGACCACGAACGCCGCGAACGGGAACGGGCCGAGGCCGAGCAGCTGCGGCGCGCCCGCGACGCCCAGGCGGCCAGCGAAGCGGCGGCACTTGAAGCCGTGGGCGAACACGCGACCGCTGCCGCTGTCATCGAGGAAGCCATCGCTGCCCCGGCGCCGGTTGTGGTGTTGCCCGACGTCACGAAGACGGTCGAAGGGCTGCACTTTACACGCCGCTGGTGTTGGAAGTATGCGGGCGGTCCGGCGGATGTCCGCGAGACCCCGCCGGACGTGTTGGCGCGCGCGCTCGCGTTGATCCCTGCCGAATTTCTCGGCGTCGATGAAAAAAAAGTCGGCGCCTACGCGCGGTCGATGAAGGCCAGCGCGCGCGTGCCAGGCATCGATTTTTACGCGGTCGATGATCCCCGAAGGTAGTGATGTGGGCACGGCTCGATGACGAGTTAATCGACCATATGAAAATTTTCGCGGCCGGGGAGAAACTTGGGCGAAACGGCCCCGCAATCGCGCTCGGTTTCTACGCGATTGGTCTCATGTGGGCGAACAAACACCTGACCGATGGGTTTTTACCTTACGCAGTGATCCGCAGTTTCCGTCATGTCTCGAATCCGGCCTCGGTCGCTGACGCGCTCACGAAGGCTGGGCTCTGGGAAAAAAACGGCAACGGCTTTCAAATCCACGACTTCGCGGACTTCGGCAATCCGACCGCCGCCTCGATCAAAGCGAAGCGACGGAAGGACCGACTCCGCAAAGCGCGCGAACGGGAGGGCAGCTAAGTGATCTGGCACACGATATGCCGTCCACGGTTTGTCCGCGTGGACAACTCTCGGACTCGCGCGCGCGCGATCCCTATACAGATCCCTATAAAGAACAGGCGTGGTTATTCGATCACTGGTGATCGATTGAAGCACCTGAGTAATCAGGTGCGATCAATCGATCGACCAGCTAGTACGAGGGGCCGATGACTGAATCGGACTTCGGCACCTTCGACCGCGCCTTTCGGCGCGTCTGCGGCGCCTTCCGTTTGCGGTTGAAGGCCACCGAACTCGAAGACCTGACGCGCACGTACTTCCGGATCCTGGACGCGCATCCGCTCGACCGCGTGTTGCTCGCGGGGAAGGCGTGCATGACGCGCGGGCACAAGTTTCCCCTGGCGGCCGACTGGATCGACGTGTTGACGACGCCGGACGGTGTGGCGCCGCCGGACGTGCGCCAGATGTCCACTGTCGAACTCGCGGAGCATGACGCAGCGGAACGCGCCCGGTGGGAGGGCGAGCCCTGTGTATGTGTCGCGTGCGTGCGGGCGAATGTTGACCATCGACCCCTCCGATTCGTGCCGACGCACGCGACATTCGACACTGACGAACGCGCCTTCAACCCGTACCGCAAGGTGGTGCAGATCGTCGGCCACTGGGCGCACGGCGAGGAACTCGTCCGCTGGTATACCGCCCGAGATGCGTTCTACGCCTGCGTGCCACGGCGGCTGCGTCGGCGTCTGCGGCAGCTGGTCGCCGTGCGCGAACCCGGAATGGAGGGCTGACACCATGCGAGCCACACCCGAGCAAGTCCGCCAACGCCTCGACCGCTTGAAAGCGAAGGCCGCTGGCATCCTGAACGACATTCACGAGAGCGAATCCGATGTCGCCGTGTTGGTGATCGTCGGCGCGTTTCTCGACGTGCAGCAGGAGACGCAAGATCGGATCTTCGCCGAGCTGGCGCAGCTGCACGCGCCCGGGCCGCAGTGAGGCCTGCCGTGACCACGCTGCAGATTTATCAGGACAGTAAAGGCGACGGCACCTGTCGCAGTTGCGGCGCCGCCATTGTGTGGGCGGAACTCACGAGCGGCAAGCGTCATCCGTTCAACGCGCCGCTGATCGTCGATGGCGTGCCGCAGTTGGCACAGGGCGCCCGTGTCGTCGAGACGGTGGCGAATTATCCGGCCACCTCGCATTTCGCCACGTGCCCGCACGCGGTGAGTCATCGGCATCGTCGGTAAACAGTTCAGAGAACGGGAGCGAACACCATGTTTGGACAACATCATCACCACCACGAGCCAGGCGACGGCGATCCGAAAAGCGGCAGCGCGAATGCCAAGGTCACCGTGTTGCGCGTCGATAACGGTGAGCCCTTCATCGAGGTCGCGCAGCTGGTCGAGAACGGCGACGGCTCGGTGAGTTTTCAACTCCCGTCCGGCGACTTCGCGGGCCAGGATCCCGCTGCGTACGGGGAACGCGTCGATGGCGAGAACAAGCAATATCAGCGCGCGACGGTGACCGGATCCACCGTCACGTTCCTGCCACACCCGGATTATCCGGCGTACGTCTACCTGCTCGGTTCCGGCAAGGTGTATCCCGCATGAGCGCCGCAGCGGTTGCTTGCCTACTGGCGACGGCGGCCCGCCCCGAGATTCCGGTGATCGTGCGGCCGCCCTTGCCGCTGCCGTTCCCGGATCCGACGCGCGACGCAGCCGTGTGGTCCACCGAACCGAATTGGGATCTGCCACACGAACGAGACTTCTATCGCGGCGATGCGTGGGGCGTGCGGATGGACGATGCGCCGATGATCGAGGGCGTGAACGATAAAACCAAGGATCTGATCTTGTCGTGGTTCCTGGACCGCTACCCGCTCGATTTCCAGAAGGCGTACCTGACGAAATACGCGGGCTACGGCTACACGCACCTGACGCTCTCGCCGCCCGACTCGATTCAGGGTGCAGGGCGCACGCTCGCGCAGTTCGTGGACACCGTGCGGCTCGTGAAGTCCTACGGCTTGTACTGCGCCGTCAATCTGGCGTCAAAGGTCTATCAGCCCGCGAACATGGATCCGGCGCAGTTCCAGGCCTACGTCGATCCGCTGCTCGATGCCCTACTGCCTGAGGCGGACGAATTCGTCCCGGCGTGGGAATGGGATCTGTGGAACCGCACGGCGCCGGATGCGATCACGATCATGCGCCACATCGGCCAGCGTGCGCACGGCGCGGGTAAATCGTGCTGGCTGCACTTCGGCCCGCACACCACCTCGTGGTTCGCGGACGGCGATCCGCGTGGACGCTTCGGCTTTTGGGACGACCTGCAGGGCGACGTCAACGGGATCAACTATCAGACCGTGCCCGACTGGACCACGCAGGAGATGGCGGATCGCATGGTCGATACGCTCTGGCAATTCGGCCAGGACGGCAACCGCTACAAATTTCGCATGTGGGAGGACCAGGCGACGAAACAATTCAACGGCTACGCTGACGAGAACGACGGCGACGCACGCGGGTATCTCGCCGTCTGCACCTACGACAACGTGAAGTGGACCGACGCGAAGGTGTGGGGCTTTGGCAACGGTGGTCGGTGGCCAGACGGGTCGAGGTTGTAGGTGGTGACGAACTCATTTCCTGGCGAGACGCTCATCGTCCTGGCGCTCGTCGCGCTCGGACTCTGGACCGTGGATCGCGTCACCAAACGGCGGAAGTGACGATATATGACCGACGCTGAACTCATCGCCGCGATTGCAAAGATCATCCGCGCGAAGCCACGGCTCTCGAAGGCCGACGCGAAGAGCGTCGAGGCGCGCGACCTGGCCCGATACGATCAGATCGCGGGGCTGATTGCACGCCACCTGGCGGGCGGGGCGTAATGTTGACGTTTCGCGTCTACGGCGTCGCCATGCCGAAGGGCAACATGCGCGCGTTCCTGAAACGCGGCATGAAATTTCCCATCGTCACGGAGTCGAACCGGAGCGTGAAAAGTTGGCAGCAGCTGGTGGCGGAAGGTGCCAGTCGCGCGCTCCAGGACACGCCGCACGACCTGATCGCCTTCGGCGTGCGCGTCACGGTGTGCTTCTACCTGCCGCGTCCGAAAAAACACAGCAAGGTCGGCGTGTTCGTCGCGCATTGCACGGCGCCGGACCTCGACAAACTCTCACGCGCGGTGCTCGATGCGCTCTCAAAAGTCGCCTACTACGACGATGCGCAAGTGACCGAACTGATCGCCGGAAAGTATTACACCAGTTCGAACAGCCCCGCCTACGCGGACATCCGCGTCGAGCCTGCGCCGCATCCGAGGGTCGGTGACCCGATTCCGGTGATGACGCCACACCCGCTGCCGCTATTCGAGGCCGAGCCATGAAGATCGTACCGACGCGCGCCTTGACGGCGCAACTCATTCGCCTGGACCTGGTGCCGCCCAACTGCGCGGGCGTCACGTTCCACATCGGCGTCGATGGTGCGCTGATACTCCAGTACGAGATATTCGTCACGCCCGACCTGTTGATCGCGCTGGGTGACGCGCTCTCGACGTGCGGGCTGCAAACGCTCGCGGATCCGCAATGAACACGTACCTTGACGGCACCCAACGACTCCGCTGCGCGGTCTGTTGCCGCCTGGCCCCGTACTGTGTCTGCCCACGAAAGGATCGCCTGATGTTCGCACCTGACACGCCGATGACGCTCTCCGATGTCACGTTCACGACCGAAGAAGTGGACGAAGAGACGCGCCGCATTGTGGTCTGCACCTTCGGGATCGTGCCGTTCACCGGAGCCCAGGCCGACGCCTTGAACGTGCGCTCGCTGCTGTTCGACGCCACGACCGGGCAGCCGAAAGAAGCGATCGAAACGATTGTGCTCAATATCGACATGCCGCTGCAGCGGCTGACGTTTGCGATGGCACCCGATCAGGAGGACCGCCGCATCGTGTTGCCCAACGTCAAGATCGAAACGAAGTTGCGCGCGAAGGTGAAGCGCGACCGCGATCCGCTGATGGTGGACGCCGTGTTGAAGATCAGTTTTCACTATCCGTCCGCAGCGGAATTGCTCTACATCGCCAACGGCGTCAACGACACGCACTACCTGACGTTCGAATCCGAGCAGGGTGATTTACTGACGGCGGTCGAACCCGATGCCGCGCCGCCGCGCCGCACGCGTGGACGGTCTGCCCTGCCCGTTGACGCAGGCGACGAGCTGCGGCCTGGCGTGCACGCCGAACACTGACGCGTGATCGTGATGAACCTGGAGACGATCCCACGCTATCCGCTGGCCTGGCCGCTTGGCTGGGTGCGCACGCCGTCAGCGGCACGGCGGCGCGGACAGTTTACGCAGGTGGTGCAGAGCACCGCGCCGGATGCGCCGAAGCGGGTCGGCCAGGTCTCCGTCTACACCGCGACCACGCGCCTCGAAAAAAATCTGGAACTGATGGGAGCGGACGGCGCCGTGTTGTCCACCAACGTCTCGCTACGCCTCGACGGGCGACCACGCAGCGAGACCGACCCGAGTGATCCTGGCGCAGCGGTGTACTTCCGCTTCAAGGGACGCGCGACCGTGCTGGCGTGTGACCGCTACATCCGCGTGGCGGACAACATCACTGCGATGGCGGCTCACATCGACGCGCTGCGCCGCATCGACCGCTACGGCGTCGGCAGTCTCGAACAAGCGTTGGCCGGATACAAAGCGTTGCCCGCTGACACGGCCGCCGACTGGCGCAGCGTGTTTGGCTTCACGACTGACGAGCGTGTGACGGCCGACCTGGTGCAACAGCGGTACCGTGAGCGTGCGCGCGAAGCACACCCGGACCGTGGCGGCTCGGATGTCGGCATGGCACATCTGAATCGGGCACGGGACTTCGCGCTCGCCGAGGTGCGGGCATGAACGCCCCGCCCCGCTCGTGCCCGCGCTGCGGCCGCACGGTTCCGGCGGGCCTGGAGTGCCCCGTGCATCGGCAGGCCTCGGCGTATACGCGTGGCTACACGCAGGAATGGGCAGCCTACAGTCGGCGCTTCCTGGCCGTGTATCAGTGGTGCGGAGACCACCCGCCGCAGGCCCCCGAGACCGGCGATTCCAGGTGCAAGGCGGTCGGCCTACGCACGAGGGCGACGCAGACGGACCACATTCAACCGCACCATTCCGACGCCGGTCTGATGTGGAACGCCGCGAATCACCAAGCGTTGTGCCATCCGTGCCACGCCCGCAAGACCGTCATGTATGACGGTGGGTTCGGCAGGTGACGCCGAGGGGTAGGCCATGAAAAATCGCGCCCGCGAAAGCCGGTCGAAACTCCCCGGAGCTTTCCTCGCAATTCGGCGAAATTCGAACAGGGGTATCCGCGAAGCGGGGTCTCCTGGCAGCCAGGCAGCGGGCGGCCCGAGGCGGGGAAACCGACTGCCCGAGCCTGGAGACGACCCAGGAAAACCGGCGTGGGGCTCTCAGGACTGGGCGGAAACGATGGGCGATGACATTCCCAGCGACGATCAGCCAGGTGACGACTTCGACACCGAGGACACCAGAGGCTGCGAATGAAAAAACCTGATTCCGCTGACACGAAACTGATCTCGGACCTGGTGCCCGACCCGGAGAATCGGCGCGAGCACAACGAGCGGAACCTCGGCATGGTCCGCGAGGCGCTGCACGAAGTGGGCACCGCCCGCTCGATTGTGATTGACGAGAACGACATCATCCTGGCGGGCAACGGCGTGACCGAAGCGGCGCGCCTGGCGGGGATCACCAACGTGCGCATCATCGAGAGCCAGGGTGACGAACTGATCGCCATTCGCCGCCGGGGCCTGACACCCGAACAGAAGCGCAAGCTGTCGATCTTCGACAACCGCACGTCCGAATTGTCCACCTGGAGTAACGAGCAGCTGGCGGCGGATCGTGACGCAGGCCTGGAGTTGCGACCGTTCTGGACCGAGGCCGAGGAAGCGATGTTGCTCGGCCAGGCGGTGGCGCCCGAGTGGTCCGGGATGCCGGAATTCGAGCAGGATGACGTGACGGCGTGGCGGAGTATCAAGGTGCATTTCGCCTGCCAGGAAGATTTCGACGCCTTCGCGGCGCTCGTGGGTCAGCCGCTCGGGCCGCACTCGAAATTCATGTGGTATCCGCGTGCAGAGCGGGAATCGGTGCGCGACATGCGGGTTGCGAATGAACAGCCCTAGGTTTCCGATCTACATCGTCTCGAAAGGCCGCCACGACACGCGCTTCACCAGCCGCGCGCTCGATGCGATGCAGGTGCCGTACTTCGTCGTGGTCGAGGCATCCGAGCACGCGCTCTACGCGAGCGTGATTGATCCGAAAAAATTGCTGGTGCTCGACCCGCAGTACCAAGCCGACTACGACGCGTGCGATGACCTGGGCCTGACGAAAAGCAAGGGACCAGGACCGGCGCGCAATTTCGCCTGGGCGCATGCGCTCGCAACGGGCCACGCCTGGCATTGGGTGATGGACGACAACATCCGCAAGTTTTATCGGATGAACCGCAATCACAAGATCCCCGTCTCGGACGGCACGCTGTTTTTCGTGATGGAAGAATGGTGTCTGCGGTACGCGAACCTCGGGATGGCGGGGCCTGCGTATGAATTTTTCACGCCGCGCAAGTCCAAGTGCCCGCCGTTCGTGATGAACACGCGGATCTACTCCTGCAATTTGATCCGCAACGACATCCCGTTTCGCTGGCGCGGGCGCTACAACGAAGACACCGACATCTCGCTGCGGCTGCTGAAAGCGGGCTGGTGTACGGTGCAGTTCAACGCGTTCCTGCAAAAGAAAATCGCCACGCAGCTGGTGCCCGGTGGCAACACGGCCGACTTCTATCAAGCGGAAGGCACGCGGCCAAAATCCGAAATGCAGGTGAAACTCCATCCCGATGTCTCGCGCCTGATCTGGAAGTGGGGCCGGTGGCATCATCTCGTCGATTACCGCCGCTTCAAAACCAACCGATTGATCCTGCGACCCGGCGCCGCCATTCCCAGCGGCGTGGACAATTTCGGCATGAACGTGGTCGAGGTCACACGATGAGAGGCCGCAAGCCGAAACCCACGGCGCAAAAAAGACTGGAAGGCAATCCGGGCGGGCGCAAGTTGAACGAGCACGAGCCCGAGCTGCCGCCCGCAGCGGACACGCCGCCGCTCGAATTGCTCAATGATGCGGCGGGCCTGGCCGAGTGGTCTCGCTTGGTGCCACTGCTGCGGAAAGCGCACGCCATCAGCGAAGGCGACCGCGCATCCCTGCTGGCGCTCTGTCAGCAGTGGAGCCGCTACCTGGAAGCGAACAAACACGCCGCGCGCACCGGCATGGTGGTGAAGTCTCCCAGCGGCTACCCGATGCCGAATCCGTATATCGGGATTTCGAACAAGGCCCTGGGCAACTGCGTAAAACTCTGGGTCGAGTTGGGCCTGACACCAAGCGCCCGCAGCCGCGTGAGCGTGACACCTGGCGCCAGCTACGCCGACGATGCGTTTGCAGAATTCGACGCGCCGCTCCCAACGACGCACTGACCGCTGCGGTAACGCCTGTCGTTGCCGCAGTTAAGTGCCATAGAATCATATAGTTTTTACTGGTATGATTATGGCTCGGTGTTAGTGCAGGCAAGTTGAATGGAATCAACCATTTACGACCTGCGGGAGTGAGCGAAAGTTATGGGCGACATGGCGATTCGGGAATTGATCGAAATGCTGGAAGACGTAGCACAGGAACACGACGACAACGTGATCGTGCGGCTCGGCATACAGCCACGCTGGGCGTTTGAACACAGCATCGGTGCAGTGGAAACCGCCAGCCAGACGAAGCGGGAGATTCGCGACAAGGCTCCGGCGGTCTGCTACATCGGCGAAGGGTCGCAGCTGGGTTACTTGCCGCAGGCGGGAGCGGTGGCCCTGGGTTGGTCTGATCACGACGAGGCCGACGAGGCCGACGACGAGTGCGGGGATGTTCCTGCAGGGACATCCGGTGTCTCGTGCACGCGACCGGCGGGTCACGCTGGTCTGCACGGTGATGAACACGAGACCTGGCCGCAGAGCCCTGACGCTTGCCCTGGCTGCGGGTGCGTGCCTGGAGAAGGCCGCACGTCAGGCTGCACCCATGCTGACGGCTGCGGTGCCACGGCGGAAGGTGGTGCCCTGTGATCCGCAAGCAGATGCTGGACGAACTCCGCTTCGTGGTCTCCGAAATTAAGCGGGCACCAGAGGCGCCAGGACCAAAAGAACACTTCGAAATTCTGGTCCGCCAGATGACAGCCAGCGAACGGTTGGCGCTGGCGCAGACCCTGGCTGACATGGTGGCGGAAGCAGAAGCGGCGAAAGGTGGTGCCCTGTGATCGTGCACTTCACACCGAACGACAAGGGCAACCCGCCGGGAAAACTGGCCGACGCCGAACTGCACTTCACGGACGGCCCGCTCGCGGGTCTGAAGTTGATCGGCTTCGGTGTCTGGGAGCGGCGCAGCGGCCAGGGCCGCAACGTCACCTTCCCGGCGCGTCAGTATTCAATCAACGGGGAGCGGCGGTCGTTCGCACTCCTGCGGCCTCTGGGTGAAGCCACACCGATTGATCAATTGCGCGATTTCATCCTGGCTGCGTATGACGAGGTGCCGCGATGAACAAGTGCAAGATCGCAGAGTTGAACGATCTCGCCCGCACGGCGATGGGAGTCGCCGGGCGGGTCTATCAAACGGAAGGCATTGCTGCACTGTCACCCGCAGCGCAATCGAGCATACGCGA